ATCGTCGAATTGTACTCCAAATAATACATACAGTTCTACGAATGCACAAAGCACAGTACTTATGCGTATAGGTACTGTGCTTTTTCTTTTAAAAATAGTTAAAATTTGTGTGCGTTGCTCAACCGTTGCACAACCTTTAACTAAATGATGACGGTATTTTATTTACTTCTTCGATGTACTGCTCAATCGTTTTATGGGTATACACATCTGCAGTAATGTCTTTACTTTGTGTGTGGCCAACGATAGCTTTTAGAACGTAACGATCCATTCCATAATTACTGGCCAAGGTTACAAACGTATGTCTAGTATCGTGTGGTAAGTGGTCAGATATACCGACTTCTTTACAAAATCGTTTTATTGGCTTTCCTAGGTACTTTGACGTGTACCCTTGAGGGATAAGTGTATCAGATTTAGAAACGCTCGCCTTGGCGTAAATTTCGCGATAAAAAGGCATAACGCAGTCGGCAATAGGGATTAATCTATCCTTGCCGGCTTTTGTTTTTACACCACCAATGATATAGCGTTCCTCCAGGTGCACGTTTTCAAGTTTTATGGATAGTAGCTCTATTGGTCGCATGCCGGAGTAGATATACATTAATAGGAGCTTGGCTATATCCATGTGAGCATGTTCCCATATGGTTTGAATTTCAGCCTCTGTAAAGGGCTTATGGATGTCTGACTTCTCGGCCGGTTTTAATTCAAGGAGTGCTGCATAGTTCTTAACGATGATATCGTTCTTAATAGCTGACTCAAAAGCACCATTCAAACCTTTTAATATGATAGCTATAGATGAACGACTTAAATGGCTATTTTCATCAATTATAGCCTGTAGGTGCACGAGTTTAATTTCTTGTATAGGTTTATTCCAAATCGAGGTTAACTTCGCTTGTGCAGTCGAATATCCGCCTTTTTTGACGTCTATTCCTTTTCGTTCTTTGTCAGCTATCATCCAACGCCAGCATTCACTAAATAATACCTTCTTCGTTTCAAATTTCTCTGGGTAGATACCATACTCTGATAAGGCATCCCATGCTTCTTTTGATTTAGCATAATAGCCAATCGTCTTACGTTTACACTTGCCGGTCTCATCGTAGCCAATCGTTACGACTGCACGGTAAGGCTTGCGTAAGGGTTTATGTTTCATTTTGTAAACGGATCCAGAACCGTTTGCTCTTTTCATTGCCATTAATTATATCCTCCTTGGTATAGTGATTAGCCTTAGAGGTATGCTATAATGATTGTGGAGTAAAAATAGAGTACCTCTAAAGTATGATATTTTTAAAGGCCCTCGCTGTGGTGAGGGCCTATTTTTTTATTTAATCAGGCTTATATACTAATTTATTTTCTTTATCGATGATATCTGCTATCTTTTCAGCAGTAATAGGGATTTCAATTTTATCACCATTGCCATTGATGAACTTAATTGTATACGGTGCGTTAAGCACTACATTTTTAGGGAACGCATAATACACGATAGCATAGCTATGTGGCATTGCGTCATAAATAATTGGGTTCATCTGTTCAGGCATAATATACTTACCATCCTTTTCAATAAGTAATCGCTGGGATGGCAGTTGTTGAGCTACAGTACCGGCTAATGGGTTCTTAAGGTGCATTGCATAAGTAGCGATATACACATAGTTATTGCTATTTACTATTGCACTTTTAAATGCTTCTCCTGGGAAAATTAAGCGATCGTCCTTAGAGTAAGCAATATACTTTGCGATTGTGCCAGGTGTAACTAATACGGCTGCACCACCTGCGCCACTCCGGAGTTCAACACCATAATTGACAGGATTTTCTAATTTGCGGTCTGTCTTATATGATTGGCCAACATTCCATATTTTGTTGTAAGTGTCTGCTGTCACATCAATGAACTGAGCAAATGAAGTACTTATGGATAGGCTGAACAAAGTCATTAGAGGTAATAATTTACGTAATTTCATGATATATCTCCCTTAAATGTTAGAATTATTAGTAATATATCCTTGTAAGTCGTTATGAATTTCATTCCGAGTTTTCTCGGTAACTATAATACAATCACGTTCATAGTTCGCCTTAAGCTCGAGCTCTAGTTTTATTTCGAGCAGGTGCGTAAGGGAATTCTTTAGAAAAACTAAAGCTAAAGTTTGGCTATCCTTTAGGTTAGCGTTCTCCATAGAATCAACAAAGAATTTAATACCCTCAATCTCATTAGTAAGCACTCGGAGAATTCTATCATATGTAGTATAGTGGACCTGACTATCTTTGTGTAACTGATCTAAAACTAAACACATACCTTCGAGGTAGTCCGGATGTTTTCTACCGATAAATTTAATTAAGTTAAGAAGCTGTAGATAAGGGACATTAGTCGAATTTGAAGCAATAAATTCGTAAATCTCTTGGCGGAGCTTTAAAGATGCTTCGTGGCGAAGTTTTAAATTCTCATTATAGGACTCTATCATGGACCACTCTTTAGTTCGTTTGTCGTCAGTGAGACCTAGGATGTACTCTGGCGTAGTATTGAGCGCTTTAGCGATTACCTTTATAGTTTTGATAGGCAAGTTTTCTGCATCGGCGCTTTCATATCTGTAATATGTAGCACGAGAAATCCCGGCACGTTTGGCCATTTCATCTACGGAGTAATTCTGCTCTTGGCGTAGAGCTTTTATGCGTTCACCTATAGTCAATGTATTCATGATTATACCTCTTATATTAATATCATTTTATGAGTTAATTATATAACAAAAGTATCAAAAATACAACACCATGTTTTAAAAATAATTTAAATGTGGCAAATTTGTCTCAAAATGTTTGACTTTGAGACTGAACTCAACTATACTATGATTAGGAAATGAATATTGATGCATTAAGGAGGTGACCTGATGAACACCAAGAAGCTTAAAGCGGCAATTATTGAACGTGGGTACAACATCGGGCAGTTTGCGGAAATAATTGAAATGGATAGATCCAAACTCTACCGCAGACTTTCTCGAGATGGGGCCACGTTTACAATCGCCGAGGTATTAGCAATTAAAGCTAAACTCGACCTATCCCCCGCTGAAGTTGTAGATATTTTTTTGCCCTGAATGTCTCAAAATCTATAATATGAGACTGTTTTAGTTTAGAAAGGTATTCAATATGAATGATTTACAGGTATTTAACAATGCGATGTTTGGTAATGTGCGAATTCTAATGCGCAATAACGAGCCTTGGTTCGTAGCAAAGGATGTATGTGATTGTTTAGAAATCAAAAATACAACAGATGCTATAAAACGATTAGATGAAGATGAACGGGCTAGATTGAATCTAGGTCGTCAAGGTGAAGCGAATGTAGTAAATGAATATGGTTTGTATAGCTTAGTAATGTCAAGCCGAAAACCAGAGGCTAAAGAGTTTAGACGATGGATCACACATGAAGTGCTCCCAAGTATACGTATGCAAGGGGCGTACATGACCAGTGATGTATTGAAACAGGCGATACAAAGTCCAGACTTCCTTATTCAATTAGCTTCTCAACTTAAATCTGAACAAGACGCTCGTAGACATGCTGAGCTAACTATTGTACAGCAAGCTCCGAAAGTCTTATTCGCAGACGCGGTCGCAACTAGCCATACGAGTATTTTAATAGGTGATTTAGCAAAATTGCTAAAACAAAACGGTGTGGACACTGGACAAAAGCGATTATTTGAACAGCTTCGCACTGATGGGTATCTCATCAAAAGTGGCAATAGCAAGAACATGCCGACGCAGCGTTCCATAGAAATGGGCCTGTTTGAGGTTAAAGAAAGTACACTGGTAAATTCAGATGGAAGTACTCGAATTACCAGAACAACAAAAGTAACCGGTAAAGGTCAAGTGTATTTTGTTAATAAATATGCCGGAAGAGGAGGTATCGTACTATGAAAACCAAACTTCCTGATATCGCGCCTGTAGTAGAGGCGTTAGACCGGTATATCATCGATACCTTAGATGATGGCTACCCAGAAGAGATTCAATGTGTGGCTGATTTAGTCAACGCTCGCATAGCGTTGGTGACGACACACCTTGCGCTAACGACTAAAGAAAAGGCTTTACCTGTTAGACAAAACGGGTTACCGCTATTCGGCAGACGATCTATAAACAAATAGCCCCCTCGGTACCGCAAATACCGAAGAGGCTCAATCAAAAAATAATTCGATTTAAGATGATTATACATCATTAAGGAGTATATGACTATGATCACAAAAACAATTGCTGTGAGCCAAATGGCCACAGTCCTCGGGTGGACATTAACTGCAGTCCGGGAATGCATTGCCCGAGACAAGTTCAAGTTCGCTCAATGCTGGAAGACCGAAGGAAAAAAGGGAAGAACCTTTTCTATAGATAAGGACGGATTTAGACACTACTTATCTAATACACTCGGATGGACGGACAGCAAAATCGATAAAGAGTTCAAGGAGGCACACATCGTATGAGTAAAGTCGTGATTTACGCAGTCAGAGTTATAGCAGCATTACTAGTTGTTGGTACTGTAGGTTCTATTGAAATAGACCGCATTGATATGTGGACTGGGTTCTGCCAAGCAATGCTAGGCATTACGCTTTGGGTACTCACTGGATACTGGATTGAGGGACAATATGGCAAAAGATAAATTCTGCAAAGTATGCAATAAGAAAATCAAAAACCCATATACGAATTGGTCTTACTTAACCGGTGAGCCACGTATCTTATGTGATAACTGTAAGGAAATACATCCAATCGTTAATCGATTCCGGATGCAGGCCAAATTAACTCTTAAGCACGGATAAGGAGGTGATTAAATTGCGAGACTGTACAACGTGCCCGGATAAAGATTACTGCATTCCTGATGAATGCGAACAGTTAGGCACAAAAAAAATGCCCCAACGCACGGCAATGCGTAAAGGGCACATAGAAAAATATCCATTTAAAGTATATCACATCGTTAAACCGAAAGGAAACAGAACAATGATCGAGTTAAAAATCACAGTAAATAAAGCAGTTGAATTAGAACAAGAAGTGAAAGACCTATATCAATCTATTGTAGGTACGCCTGTTAAAGAAGTAGAAAACTGGACAACTAATGATGTTAAGCCTGCTAAGAAGGAAACTCCAAAAGCTGCGCCGGTTAAAGAAGAAGCACCTGCTCCTAAGGAAGAAGAACCAGCTCCAGATGTGGAACCTGAAAAAGCAGTACCTAGCCTAGAAGCAACTCGTGAAGCAGTAAAAGACGTAATGGCAAAAGCTACTGATAAAACGAAAGCTAAAGGCGAAT